CGGAGAAGGAGAGTGAAAACTTGAAGCAGTTGAGTGAAAAATCGGAGAAGGAGAGTGAAAACTTGAAGCAGTTGAGTGAAAAATCGGAGAAGGAGAGTGAAAACTTGAAGCAGTTGAGTGAAAAATCGGAGAAGGAGAGTGAAAACTTGAAGCAGTTGAGTGAAAAATCGGAGAAGGAGAGTGAAAACTTGAAGCAGTTGAGTGAAAAATCGGAGAAGGAGAGTGAAAACTTGAAGCAGTTGAGTGAAAAATCAGAGAAGGAGTGTGAAACTATGAATTTGAACGAAGGTGGTAGAAGAATGAGTGTTGATGGTGACGCCCCATTGTGAAAGGAAACGTCGACTATAACTTACAATTCACAAATGAATTATGTAGACATAATTGATGAACTCCTTCGACTAATGTCTTACGCAGTTAATCCAAAAACGTAGGTGAAGCGAAGCGTACAGATGTTTGCATCATTGTATAATTATATTTGAATAAATATATGTCTATAATCACATATTTATTATATTATGAAATGAAAATAATATATTTGTAAGTCCGGAGAATCTTAGGCAGTATACTACGACCAAACATGTAGCATAGTCGAACGCAAAGTTACATACCAATGATAGTAGTGTTTTGAATCGAACTCCTTCGACTACCGTATTCGAAATTCAATACGAAAATGCGGTTGGTCCAAAGACAATTTTTTACACATAACAAACATTTTTGTATCGATTTATTTTATCAATGTAGGCACCCATCTCATCTCCTCTACATACGAATAAATCGTCGGTATCCAAGCGAGTATTGCGACAATTCGCAAGTTTTTCTTTAAATAACGGGTGATCAATGTCTAATACAAACACCCGATTCATAGACTGCCCTGGCGTATATTTCGGCAAATTTCGAACATATTTTTGGGTAGCCACCTTCTTTTCTTTATTTGTATCACTATAATGTGAGGTCGACGCAAAATTGATCGAATTATCCTTGTTGTATACCATAGTGACTTCTGTATTTATTTTGTGGCGTCCATTTGATAATTCTAAACACGCGAAGCTTTCAACCATATCTGTGGAACATATAATAATTTCTCCATCTTCGTCGAATAAGTCAGTTGGTCGAATTTGTTTTAATAATGAAGCTTTCATTGTTCGCAAATGACATGAACGCCAGCTATCAGACCGGTAATTACATTTTTCTATTACACCTGGCGAAAAATCCCCGGGCATATTGAACGGTGTAATCTTACCTTTAAAATACATCTCAAATTTACCATACGTCATGTCTACGTCATAATATAGCATAAATTTGTTCAAATACGACAAAACATATTTACTTGATAACCAATCGTCTCCGTCCAACATAATGCATATTTCGTCGTCTTCGCACATGTTATATGCACGATATCGGTTGAATGCTTGGCCATATTTTTTAGTGTTATTTAAATATGTTATTTTGTTGGAGTAATCGGAGGTTAACGCCAGAAATTTATTATGTGTCGAATCTGTTGAGAAATCGTTTATATAAATCATACGCCAATTCTTATATGTCTGGTCAAACATGGACCGCAAATTTCGCGAAATCCATTCTTCGTTATTGTAACTAGGCACAATAAAAACAAATCGTTTCTTTGGTGTAAGTAGTGGATGATAATTATCCAATTGTATTGACCGATCTTTATAAAAAGACTCTTTGTCTTTGCGGTCTCCGTTGATGGCTTCTTCGTCGAATACATCTGGAATAATTAAATGTTCTCCGGTCGGAATTGCCCCCGTTAATGTTCCGTCTCGAAACAGAACATTATATCCATAATCAATTGTGCAATTGTTTTTAATAAACCAATCAATTCCAATTTCAATTATTTTACGTCGAAATTTTGACGAACAAATGTATCCGTATGTTCCATACAATGTATGCAATTCATCGGTTTTTGGAATTTTCTCAATAATTTTTGTATTATCATTCACAATCATGGTATTTATTACCGGGATGTGGCTATTGTACCCCAAATATACCATGTCTGTCTCATGCATAATTAGTCGTAACGGTCTTAACATATATTTAAATGCTTTGTGAAACTGTGCATCGTCTTCACATATAATTACATAATCTTGCGCATCCTTTTCGATTTGTTTAAATAATTCAATTGTCGATTGTATCAAACCGACTGCTCCGATCGATTTAATCACTTTAACCTCGGTTGAACACTTGTAAAACATAGGCACAGTTCGTATTGTTTTTTGTGCAAAGGCTGTTTCGTAATATTCATATTTCTGTTTAACAATCGGAGTGTTCTTATTACATGCCTTAAAAAACGTGTAATCTGTATACCCAATGTGTTTTAATTGATTTATCATATCTATTTTTTTATCAAATCGTTCTTGTAAATTAATGATATACATGGGGAGTTTTATCTTTTCCAATTCAGCCAATCTTTGCTTTTCCAATTCAGCCAATCTTTGCTTTTCCAATTCAGCCAATCTTTGCTTTTCCAATTCAGCCAATCTTTGCTTTTCCAATTCAGCCAATCTTTGCTTTTCCAATTCAGCCAGTCTCTGCTTCTCTAGGTCAGCCAATCTTTGCTTTTCCAGGTCAGCTAATCTCTGCTTATCCAATTCGGCGAGCTTTTTCTCAGATTCAATCTCAGCAAGTGGCTTTTTCCCCATGCGTCCCTCGATCTTACCATGATTTACCCAATGAATAAATGCGGTATATTGATTTTTTACATCGGCCTTATCTAAATCTTCATAATTATTCAGATAATATTTCCAATCCAAATTAACATTCAGATCATCACTTAATATTTTCACCCATTGTTTATTATATTTATCTTTATTGAATATTTGAACATCTATAATTATATCAATTTTCACCAACGTGGTCGTTTTATTTTTCAATCCAGTTATTGGAGTAACACGTCGATTGTCGTGACGTCCAATTGTGCACCAATGCATATATGCATCAAACTCTGTAATAACTCCGACGGAGTTTAAATCATCATTTATGGATAAGTAAGATTCCCATTCAAATCCGATATACGCATTCTGCGAACCAATAATGCCTGCGCATCTACCCTCATTTTTACCAGACTGTGTCCAGTGTTTATATGCTTCTATTTCGGTATCAATTCCCGCCGATTTTAAATCTGGATACATGGCGAGATATTTTTTAAAATCAAACTCGTTTGCGTATAAATATGTGATTTCGATTGAATCTTGAATCAATGATAGTATACTCGATTGATCGTCGCGTCTGCGAGGAATCGTTTCGTATAGAAATTGGATCGTATCTTTATAATTAAATCCATTTTCAAGTTTACGGTCATGATTATATTGTTTGATTTCCATTTAATATAATGTATCCCGATTATAATAAGCATTTAGAAATTTATTTCAGTATATATTATATAATATGTCTGTTACTAAATATATGGATCAATGGAGCGATGGATTATTTATATTTATATTAATGTTTTCGCTATTTTTATTTTTATTTAATATGCAATTAATGGCGGATACAATAACGGAAGGTCTAATATCCAAATAAAATCATTCGTTTGGAGCGATCCGTAGGCGATTCTCGAAGGAGTTTGGGGGAAACATAGTAGAGCGAACCGAAGTTTTAGTTCGTGGTGATAATGAACAAGTTATTTTATATACATAATATAACTTGAAATAGTGATGCCGTCCGAATCAGCACCGGCTCCCGCGCCATCCGATAGATATAATGTATATGATCAGTTAGATAGCCATTTTATAAACTATGCCGAATTATACAAAACGCCAAAGGATTTATCCAGACCTACGCCCGAACTGATACGTGATTATGCGAGCGCACTTGTAACTGGAACGGATAATTCACGGGTTTATCCGGATTCGCCTAATTTAGTAGGGAATCGATATTTTTTAAATACTGGAACACAATGTGCGAATAAAGATAACTTGTCTGATCTGCATCCAAGATCCATATTAGTAGATAATGTATTATCTTCGACCATGAATATTGCTGTCGATAACAATAAGGGCTTGATGTATTCTCTATTAGCGTCTATTAAAAATTTAAATAGTGATGAAATGTTTAATGATATGGATAAAAACCAACCAACCGTTGGCCAAAAATATTCTCCCACTGGTTATTTAAGCAATATTATGAATGCGTCTGTTCCGCTGTGTTCAAAGGTAGGTGTTTACAGTAACGATAACGATCAGTCAGATAATGTGATATACGGCTGGGTAACCGAAAACGACCGTAAAACAATCGATCCGATATCAGTGAAAGAGGGATTCAGTAATAAAGAGGGGTGGGTTGACGCCGGTGACTATGTTGGAGGCGCGGCGAATTTAAATGAATTTGCAGATGGCGCGAATAAACTAAAGGTCGCGGCTGATCAGCAAACTGTCGCTATGGAATCACAAATGAACAAGACGATGAATGATGCACAGGTTTCTGCCGAGCAGGTCGCGAAAAAAGGTCGTGATGCGGCTGCGGCTCAAAAGACTGCAAATTTTTCAGCAAATAAATCCCGTGTTGCGAAAGGGCAATCGAGTGGTAAAAAACTTGCTCAAGAGTCTCGAAACGCAGGTTTGCTACCTGCACTTCGCCAGCAGACCTTGGAGTATCTAAACGCCAATACCGACAAATCAACAATTGAACTATTCAATACATTGATTAATATCACGTATATGTGTGGTGAAACAAATACGAAAATACGCGTTTCGGATAAGTGCATAATGGGGATATATGATACAAAGCCAATAGCAGACGTGCCGAGTGAAGATTCGCGACGTAGTGATTTATGTAAAGGCACCGTTATCCCTCCGAACATATCTATAAAGAAGCTATTTGAATCAATTGCCGATTTACTGCGGACAAAACGTAACGATACAACTACCACATTTGATATTACAAAGGATTTACAAGGCTATCGTTTTCCATCGAATGAAATATGCATAATCGAAAAATACCCAATATATCTGCAAATTATGGGTCAAAATTCGTCAGTTGTGAATCGCTATGGATATCGAAACAAAAACATTCCATCTGCTGATTATCCGAAATTAATATCTGTTTTGAATGGCGCTTCATCGAATGATGAGAATTCATATCGGTATTTAATCGCACGGACAATTATTCAACTCACATATGTAAATACTTACGGTACTTGCCCGAATCCTGCTCTTGCGCCCAAAATACCTCCCCCGCCTCCTCCTGCCCCGGCTCCGGTTACTACACAGGCACAATCGCAGGTTAATGGAGCCACTACTAAAACGAGTGGGGAAATTGCCGCCGAAAACGATAAGCGGAAACAAAATTCACAGGCGGCCGCATCACTATTGCGTTCACTGACTGGAGGCGAAGGTTTCACCACTTATGTTACTGATGCTAACATAGTGCCGTCATTTTCTGACGTGGCTACATGGTTTTATTTGATATCATTGTTGTTCATCGCACTTTATATGTTCTATAAATTCGCAGATCGTTTGATTGAATTTGAAATGAAACTTTTGTAAAAATATATATCATCAAAACTATAACATATAGGTTTGATGTGAAGCGCTATCCGAAGTTTTCGGAGTTTATATATTGTATCTCTTGTAGATTTCGAGTGCGACTAGAGCACCCAACACTTGCATTACACATAGTGGTATAATTTCACTAGGTGGGATCTTACCGGCAGCAGCCATCATGATGGTAATCGCGGGATTTACAGCAACCGCACTGAAGCGGAAGCTCAACAAAATAACAAACGTAAGAGCGGCACCAATAGCCAACGGGTTACCCGTAGCCAATACTACATAGGCGAAAAATAATGTGGAAAGAAACTCGGCTAAATACGCATACATTGTACTGAATCGATATAAATTATACTACGAAATAATCATTCACATTAATCGTAAAATGTTGGCGGGTTGGTATACTTGTGCGTAACTTTTGCAGGGACTCTTGACCCTCCTGAGCGCGTCCGATGCAATGCATCGCGCTGTGTATTTTGATCAGTCTTTGTAGTAAACGACAACTTCTGCGTATCACTATATAATGGCTGGGCGTTGAGAGAACCGTTCGCAATATATTGAATGCGCTTCTTAGCAATCACATTCGATGCATCTCTATTTCCACCCACCCATTTGTTCTCGGGCGATGAACCCTGCTCGACCGCCCCCCTTCGTGCAAAAGCCATACGATTCAATGCGAATGAAGAAGTCCCGTCGGACGTAATATCTTTCATAGGCATGGCCCGTTCTCCTCCAAGAACTGCGTTGTTTATCGGTTGAAGTATTGGTCTCATTGATATCATATTTATATGTTATACATTATATCAACAAATAAGTATTTCTAGCGAAATGGAGTTCGCGCCTAAAAGTGTCTCATGCGCGACACATACGATCCGTTCGACTGATCGCCGCCGTTCTTCAAATCGTTGTAGTTGCGATTCATCGCCTGTTGACGCCTAAATGTTATGTAGTCAGATGAATCGTATACATATTTAACGTTTCCAGACGCACCTGGGACTCCAGAATCGTCACAATTATTTACCATAGAACCGAGGTAAATTTTACTACCCGCCCATCCTATGGAACATGTGCTCATTCCGGTTGGTCCGCCACATTTGTAATTCGTGCGTGCGAGAAAATCACCCGAATTGTTAACAGCGCGAAAGGGCGTAATTACGCGAGATTTGCCGTTATAGGTGCCCGATGCAAAAGCCGTATTCCATCCATTGCGTAATATACTACGAACGGCGGTTTGAGCACCATCCTTATAGTTCAACGTTGTTTGTTTTGGGGAATATCCCTGATATGGTCCTCCGCCGAGTGTAGTCATTTATATACTAGTCGCATACTTTAATAGAGGAAGCCGAAGTTTTTCAGAGTGAACTCCGTTGGCTATAATTGAAGGAGTCCGTCGTCTAAATATATCAGTTATCTGTATATAAGTATTTATGGAAGTCGATTTAGAGACTCTATTGAAAACAAATCATCTTACGTCGTATAACTCTGATTGTATTCGAAAAAAATCAAATTGGAGTAAGTCGGGTTCTATATATAAATTTGATTCCGATACTTTTGACCCTGAAATGCTACTAAACGATATGTCCGAACGCTCTCCCAAATTAGATGCGCTACTTTCGAACATAACCAAATTAGACGAAGCAGACATGCAGCGCGACGGCAAACAATATAAGCATTTTATATTTTGCGACGTAAAGTCGGGCACTCAGGGCGCGCGGATGCTGGCGTCGGCATTTATTGCGAGCGGGTTTCATCTAGGGTATAGTGCTCAGAAAAAGGGGGAGGCAAAGCCATCATCCGAAATTCAAGAGGAGTCTTCACCAAACGATAAGGCAAAGCCAACCTCAACGTTCAAAAAGGTGCGCGAGGATACACCAAGACCTTCATCCGATTTGCCGCCGAATGCAGATTTTCCCGAATTTGAACCAATGGAAGGGGTATTGGAGAATGAAGAAGAGGACGAAGATTCGGAGGAAGAGGGGAGCGATGAAGACATTCAAACGAATAAAACAATTGGTGGGTCCGATTCTCCTAAATCACCCAGTACCAAAAAAAAGGGGGCAAAATCGCGGTTTCAGAAATTGGAAATGTACGACACGACTCATTTAAAACGAACGCAAGGGAAGAATTTCTATCTGTTGTCTTCTGTCAATGTATACGATCAACCAATCAATGTTAAATTGAAAAAGCAAATGTTATCGAATTTCAATCAACGTCCGTCAAATATACACGGCAAGGAGGTGCGGTTTATAATTATGGATAGTGGGTTTAAAGAGGGTATTGATCTGTTTGATATCAAGTATATTCACATTTTCGAACCAAGTGTAAATACGGCTGACCAAAAACAGGTTATCGGTAGAGGAACACGCACATGCGGACAAAGGGGGTTAATGTTTCACCCAACACAGGGTTGGCCGTTACATGTATTTGTGTATGATATGACTATTCCGGAGACAATTCAACCAGGATTTATGGATTCGGAATCTACGTTTGATTTATATTTGAAATCGATGAATGTTGATATTCGGCTCGCTCGATTCGCGGCGGATATCGAAGAGACGTCTATATACGGGTCGGTTGATTATGAATTGAACCGAGAAGTTCATACATTTAATATACCTGATGTCCAAGATGGAGGGGCGCCCAAACGGTCTCGTCCAAAACTCATTGTTGACGATGTTCCTCCGATAGTTGTTGATCCGACAGGATCGTCTATGCAAATTCGTCTACCTTCAGGCCAGACCATAAGTGGGATGGAATCTAAACCAATGGGTTTTAAATTGACGCGCGATTATGTTCAGAAGTTTTTTTCGGACTGTAAGTGGACGGATGTTAAAATGGAGAATTTATGCGAGGACATTAAACAAGGCGGTGCGGTGCAAATTGAATATACACCCACTCAGCGATTTATAAAACAATATTTCACACCTCAATGTCCGGTGAAGGGTATGTTATTATGGCACAGCACTGGAACGGGAAAAACGTGTTCTGCAATTGCTGCCGCCACATCAAACTTTGACCCACAAGGCTACACAATATTGTGGGTAACTCGAACAACATTGAAGAACGACATTTGGAAAAATATGTTTGATCAAATCTGCAACGAGCAGATACGCACAATGGTCTCGGATGGTATTACATTACCAGAAGATCATGCAAAACGAATGCGTATGTTGTCCAAGGCTTGGCGAATACGCCCCATTTCATATAAACAGTTCAGTAATTTGGTCTCGAAGGAGAACAATTATTACAAACAGTTGGTATCGATCAACGGGGAGTCAGACCCACTTCGTAAAACGCTGTTAATCATCGACGAGGCGCACAAATTATACGGTGGCGGCGACTTATCATCATTGGAACGTCCCGATATGAATGCGCTGCATGGTGCATTGATGAACTCATACGCCGTGTCTGGAAGAGAGTCTGTTCGCGTATTATTAATGACTGCTACTCCCATTACGGAAAATCCGATGGAAATGATAAAATTGGTAAATTTGTGTAAACCGATGGATGATCAAATACCGGCCCAATTTCCCGTGTTTTCTACCGAATATTTAAACGAAGAGGGTGGATTTACACCAGACGGTCGCCGCGATTACTTGGATAAGATCGCCGGGCATATAAGTTATTTGAACCGTGAACGCGATGCGCGCCAATTTGCACAGCCAAAATTAAAGAAAATAATGGTTCCTTTGGTGAAAAATATCCAAGAGATTTCGGCTATGGATAAGCGATTTGTAAGATCAATTATGGACAAGGATGTCCAAGAATTGAAGGGACGAATTGAATCCGAAAATGCGAAAATTGAGTCGGATATGAAAGACCTCGACTCGACGCGTTTTTACGCGTTGCGAGATATTTGCGATGAATATGATGGGGTTGTGAAAAAGGGGTGTTTAAAGATAGCGAATTCTAAAATACGTGCGCTAGTAAAGGAAGCTCGTGCACAGACGAAAGATATTAAACAAACTGTAAAATCGATTCGTGAAGAAATGAAAAATAAGAAACTATATCGCAGGGAAGCATTGAAGGAAATGAGAGATAGGTTGAAAGAATCACCCGAGGAATTAGCAAAATTTCAAAAGGGAATGTATTATACATTAAAATATGAATGTGGTAAAAACGTGGTTGCTACCCCCCAATTAGACGTATTAAGCCAAATGCATCCAAGAGTGGCTCAATTGCGTAAAGAGCTGGACGGATATGATGCGCGTATTAAAGAGTTGGATGACGGGTTAACCTTATTTGCGGATGCACATAAAAAGAAAATGAAGGACTTTCGCAAAATATTGCGTTCGTATTATTTGTCGGATTTGGAACGCTCGGTAGTCAAATCTACAATAAAAGATGCACAGAAACAATTTCGCAAAACAAAAAAGGATCGATTAAAACTGGTTGCATCCGACAAAAAGGACATAGGTCGAACGCAAAAGGATGTGAGAAAACAATTGCGCAAGACGATGCGGTCATTGAAAAATGATGTAAAATTGGTCGCAAAAGAGCAGAAGAGTCAAGACAAGGAGATCAGCCGCGCGGAAAAACAATTGCGCAAAACGCTGCGTAAACAGGGGGAATTGCGCGAGGAATTTCAAGACGGTGTGATGAAAAATTTGATGAATAAATATACATTGGAAGTGAATGATGATCTAGCAACTCAAATTGAGATGTTGAAAAAAATGGCCGAGGAGAAAGCCGCTAAGAAAAAGGAAAAAGCGGACGAGAAAGCAGCTAAGAAAAAGGAAAAAGCGGATGCGAATGCGACTAGGAAACTGGAAAAAGAACATGCGAAAACCGCTAAGAAACAGGAAAAGGACGCGGCAAAGGCGGTGCGCAAGGAACAAAGGGATACAGAGAAGCGAGATCGTTCCGAAAAGAGGAACAATGAACGAATTGCGAAAAAGGGTATTCGTCTGACTAAAAAAATTCGCATTAGTAAAAAAGCAAAAATATAATATGGTTGTAATGTAAATGAATTCTGATGAAATATCAACTTCGCCACCATGTGATAATAAATTTGTGGACGAATTAACCATGAAACTGCTTTCGAATAAAACGAATTATGCGAAATATTTAGCCATGACCGATAGTCGTAAGCACGAAGAACGACAACAATTCATACAAGATTGTCGCGCATATAAAGATGATATGATTGATATGACTCGACGGATGTGTAAAAATGAGGATGTTGAATATAGTTCAGACGTAACGGATGCATTTGATGAATATGCACGAACTCTCATACGTTATATTGAAGTAAAACGTCGGTCCGATGAGTTGCAGCGAGAGTATGATCAAACTGCGAATACGTCTATAGACGACGAAGAAGATACGATGTTCCCTGCGAGCATCGACGAGGTAAAGACCAAACCAAAATATACGGGAAGTCGGTCAACGCTTGATTTTTTTATTCGCAAATAAACTTCGGTTCGCCCCAAAAAATGAGTGGTTCATATAATATAATGATTCTATATATTATATGAAAATGGGTAATAAAGGCGGTAAAACCCGCAAAATGCGAAAAAGAAAATCGCATATATCTCGAACATCTACGTCAAAATATCATGCCGATGAAAAAGATGTGGATTCTAGCACCGAAGGTGCGGATTTGATTGTTCGGAATTTTAAATCCATGAATTGTAATCCGGTGGTCGACGATAAAACGGCGGTTAAGGGTTCGTGTTATACTGAGGATGCGTTGAATGAGATAAAGGATGCATATAACGATAGTCACGAGCGAGAAATACACATTACTGCGACAGATCCCAAATATATTTGGTTAGAGTTGCGAAAGCGCTTAACAGATTGTAAGGCAGAAGATTGTTGGTTAAGTTTGATAAAAAATCCGGATACGCGCCGAAAACTAGACAACATTATGTTTGCACCCGATCAACCGAACGAATGGAATCAAGATCCCATCGCATGGTTGTCTAATTATGATATAGCAGCCGTGCTGCGACAATATGAAAAGTCTCATACGCATTTTAAATTATTAGGGCCGACCGCGATTGATTATGATACGCGATTAGGAGATGGAAAATGTGTATGGAACGATTTGTGTAAATTATCATTATCTGAATTAATGGCCGATGGAAAACGAAAATTGGGCGTCGTGTTTAATTTAGATAAACATTATCAGTCTGGGTCTCACTGGGTTTCAATGTTTGTCGATTTAGACCGACATGTTATATTTTATTATGATAGTGCAGTAAATCCTGTTCCAAGAGAGGTATCTAGATTAAAAAATGAGATTATTCGTCAAGGCAAGGCATTGGACACGCCCATTCGTTTTAACTATATACAAAATGATTATTCACACCAGACCACAAATACGGAATGTGGTATGTATTGTCTATTTTTTATCATTACGTGGTTGACGGAAGAAATAGACCGACGCGTCGCAAGTAAACATGCATCAAAAATTACTGGTGGTAAAACAAAACGGTTGACCATTGATGATTTAATTAAACTCTTCACACAACCCGGAATTAACGACAATATGATGATTGAATATAGACGAATATTTTTCAACAAAAAATAACTATGGTTTGTAGCATTTTGGAGGGAAACGTAGGCGTCAGCCGAAGTTCCCGCGTGAAGGATTTTCTATTGATAGTATAAGAGTATGAAATCATCAAATAAACATAATAAAACAAAGAATAAGCGTAATCTAACGTCTTCTAAAAAAGGTAGCACCCGATCTAAGAAAAATGCTACCTGGAAATATTTTGGAGGGAAGCGAAGGGTTGAAAAAGTATATATCACATTTGGTAAGAATCATACAAATCCTGATATATCCAGCGATATACTCGTAGTAAAAGGCCCGGCCTCTAATAATGCGGAGGAGAGCCGCATGGGTTATTTGGTCAATTTCGTAGCATCGACCGCGAACGATTTTGAAGAAGAATTAGCGCAAATATTAAAGGGTTTACCGGATGTTGATATAAAGCGCAAAAAGTATGAGATGATATTTTACGACAACGATGCACCCATGTTGCAGGGGTCGGAGACACCATTATCTGCTAATTGTAAATCAAAGCCCGTGGTTAAGAAGGCGCCGATTAACAAATAGTCGACGGAGTTCGTCCAATCATTTATATTATTGTATCTGAATAACTCAGATACAATGACCCTATTCATATTGCCGGAAAATCAAAAATTAATTTGGGATACGATGAACAAGGCCCCACTATTTGCCGATTTTGTCGCACATTCAAACGAAAACAAAGATGTTTGGTTTCGGGATATAATTCATCAAATGTATGAAAAACACCGGGATAAGACCTTAACTATTCCAGAATTGCGTCAATTAAATAAAGAAACTATTTCGCAGATGTTAAGTTCATTAAAAACGCGCACCCAGCCGTTAAATGTAACACCACGCCCCGAAGCGTATCGATTTAAATCGATTGATGCTAGTCGAACTGGGTCTGCATCCACATATGAATCAGCTAATCTAGCAGATTCATCCGTTGGATTTCCCATAAACGATAATAAAACTGCTACTCGCAATTACATGTTAGACCAAAAACATGAGGTATTAAACAATCAATTTCTTACTCGGCAAAAAGAGTTCGACGATATGATACAGCGCAAACCGGCCAAGGAGATTGATTTTCGTGAACAAACCGACACAGACCGTCCCATTGAAAATATGGATGAACTTTTGAAAAAGCATATTCGTGCGCGTGAATATGATATTGAAATGACGCCGCCACCGACAGGTGTTATCGAAAACGCCGGTGAAGCGAAGCGAAAAAGTTTAGATGGTTCCGAACCGCAGGATGTTTCGAATAACTCTTCAACTTCCGTCCAAAAGAGTGTGAAATGGGCGGTAGATCTTGAGTCAACATCTCCTCGGCCAACGCACATAGAATATGATATATTCCAAGAGTTTGTGAAAAAAACAACGCAAGAGTTATATGCATTGCGTGCAGAAATCGAGCAATTGAAGGCCCGGATTGGCGATGGAAACCGTGCGAACGCCATAGTCGATCAGAGTTCCGATACGCTGGCCCCCAATAATTTATTAGCCAGAATGCGAAAAACGGTCAATAAAAATAGATCCGATACTGGATCTATATCCATTGCGCAACTTGGGCGATTAGAAGATATATCCGACACATTCCAATAATGTATAAAATTCATATGTGACATCCGTAGTAGTTTTATGCAGATGAATATGCACTGATGATATTTAAAATGTTATCATCTTCATCGGGTAGCTCAAGCGCTCTTACACGACCGTTTCGTCGAATCAGTGGTGGGGGGCGGAGCGATGGATTTTCGGGCATGAATTCCAACGGGATACTGTCTGGCTCAGTATTTGTTAGCGCCCGCATCACATTTAATCTGCCCGGTGTAGAATATGCACTTGTCGGTGCACGTTGTAATACAGGAGGTCGCATTGGTGTAGTTGGGTCAATCTGCATATCAGAGACAGTGTTATATGTGGTTTGTCTCCCCTGCGAATCTTCGCGCGCAGCTGCAAACTTAACCGCTCCATTCGGATTCTCAATCGTCTTGATTAATACGTTGAGATCATCATATAGGCCATTTAATAGTGCATCATCCTTCAAATCGTGCTGTTCAATAAAATCCAGAATATACTTTCGCAATGCATTCGAACGTTTACGCAAATTCTTGCGCTGAGCGTATCGTTCAGCTTCCATCCGGTCATTATCAATCATATTCTCTGCATATATATCGTCGGACGCACGGTTTAATGCGATTCTTGTTTCCGACATCAGCGATTGAACACCTAATCGTAGATATTGACTCATGACGAAATGAGGTTCGTCGACACATTCTGATATACAGGTGACCAGAGGGGGCATGTCGGTTATCTCTAATTCAACATGCGAACCGTCGCGCGAATTGGTTGCGAATATCGTGGCTACGCATGTATCTGGAGTAGATGATATAATATGATACTGTTTTTTTGATTCCGACGATAGCATTCCTAATGCGAGTTCGTCTACAAATTTCCCGGTAATATAGTCAAATATTTGACCATTCGTCATTCGAATAACAGCATTATCCAATACGGGGTGTGTTTCATTGTATACGATTTCACCATAGACATTCCCAGCATGTTCTAATTGGCTAACAAACCAATTCGACGTGAGTGGATTTCGATGTCCAAGAGCATACATGATGCTGGAATTATGGTCATCGCCGAGAGCGATAAAGTTCGCCGACACACCTGATGGTATCAGTGCAGCAAGCGACTGAGGGTTATGTTCGCCAGTGGTGGTATCTCCGTCCGTCAACAGCACAATCATACGGCGATTGTCTGGTAGGGTATCTACCGTTTCTCGGACATGATCGGCTACGGTATTTAAAGCCAATTCAATATTCGTCAAATTCTGGGGGTGCATTTTAGAAATTTTAGCAATCAATTCGTTTACATTTTCGGGCGTTACCTTGGTAAGTTCAATATACCGATGAATCGCGTCATCGAACCCGACAACGCGAATATATACATTCGCAGCCTTTTCTGCGAAATAGTGCACCATGTTGGTAAGAGTATGGATTATCAATTGCATCTTGGTTCGACCATCGCGGGTCTTATCAGACATCGACCCTGAGACATCTACCATAAAGTCGAACAGTTGTGGGCAAGTGTTCATTTCCATGTTTGTTACATTAAAACTCAACGCGCCGTATGTTGCGGGAGTATCCGATGAAACAAACAACTCGTGACCAGACGGTATGTTATCCGGCAAATTGGTCGCAAACTGAATCCACCCCTTTTGAATAAGATCGTTGTTAAAGTTAGACATTGTTAAAGTTCAAATAGTTGATATATATTTTTCGTGTATATCAAGTTCAATTTTATGAATTTGATATAAGTTTTTCATTCAATTATCTCCTATGTTTTTCGTTGTGATCGATTTTTCCGTCGCGTATTTGTAAAAATGATGCTAATACTGCCTTGTTTTTATCAACATATTGCTCAGACTGCAATTTGGCCCTGTATTCTTTTTTCATTAATTGTTCGCGCATAACTCGCTCTTGCTCATGGAGCATGTTTGTAGCCTTTTCCTTTTCGAGTGGGTCATATGAGTGTTGGCTTCGCGCTCTGTTAAATTCGTCTACCGATTTGTATGTTTGGACTTGTGCAAAATCTTGTTCACTTACAGCAAATACGGTTTGATCTCGGTGGACTTTTCGTAAATCGTCGTATTTTAATTTAGTGAAAGGGTCGCACGATACATATTGGTCGGATTCTTCATCGTATAGTGACGAATTACCTGCGCTTGTGGTATGAACCATTTCTTGGACACCCTTATATTTAATAAGTCCATTTGCTTGTTGTTTAATTTGATTGAATGCTTCACCCATATTATTACTCGACGGTTTACCCTCTGGTATTTGAAAATTCGCCCGATCCTGTGTAAACCATTCATTTCGGCTCGCGTCTGGGCGTGAACCCATATTATTACTCTCAAATAATTGATTGAATTTATCTTGGAAATCTCGTGTAGGAATAGCCCCAACCGTTTTACTTATTTTATTCACCGTAGATGGGTTATGGTCATTGTCGGCCGCTGTATACACGAGGCGTTTTCCATCAACCGGTTTTGTATGTCTATTTTGATTATCATAAAACTGGACAATTACATCAAATGCCTTTTTATAAAAGAGGAAATATACTGAATCTAACCCAGATTTGTCGGGATGTAGCATAAGAACCTTTTTCTTGGCTCGTTTCAAATCCTCGGTGGATATATCATATGTAGTAAGATCGAATAATCCTAGCAATTCTTCCAATGAATATGACTGAATATTCAAATTATGCGTGGGCTTGGACATATTGCTAAAATGTGACGGATATATAAGAGATTAATAAAATATTATCTCCATTTTGAACACTTCATTTGCGTTTTGTCCATTCGGTGTGTTATTTATGTAAATAATATTTTCACGTTATAGTAAAATGAATTCTACCAATAATCATTTAGGGGGGGACGGAAAAAAGCGTGGAGGAAAAAAGAACAAACGACTCGGTGAAAAGGACATATTAGCGGAATACTATTCGGAAAATCCTCCTGCGTTCGAGGAGCAACGTTCTACATACGAAAATATGCAATACTTATCGCAGAAGGAAAAGGACGATTTCGAACAGAAATTCACTCGTCCTAAAACGAAGAGTCAGGAAATTTACGCCTCCATGTTACGGTCAAAATCCAAGAAGATTGTGATTGCGACTGGTCCCGCCGGAACTGGTAAGACCATGTTTGCGACAGAATTCGCAATCCGCAACTTTTTACTTGGAAAATGTGAGCGAATCGTGTTCACTCGACCATCCGTCGCAGTTGACGAGGAGCTCGGGTTTCTTCCCGGAACATTGGAAGACAAGATGGCTCCTTGGATACGTCCTATATATGATATTTTGTATCAATTCATGACCCCAAAGGAGGTGGTTGAGCTAATGGAAGATAAAGTTATCGAAATTGCCCCTCTTGGATTCATGAGAGGAAGAACGTTTAAAAATTGCTGGATTGTCGCGGATGAAATGCAAAACTCGACAATTTCTCAAATGAAAATGCTTTTGACTCGCTTAGGCGAGAATAGTCGTTTGGTAATTACCGGCGATTTAGATCAACATGATAAGGTGTCTGAACATAACGGTTTAGAGGATTTCTTGGACAAATTTCGCGGGAAGAGATCAACGAGTATCGGTAGTTTCGAATTTGATCGTAGCGATATCCAAAGAGAAGAAGTCGTTAAGGAAATATTGGATATTTATGCAGGTGAACACATTCCAACTGGGTATACATCGACCGACAACCCAAACGAGGATAAATAAACTCATTCGGCTATCGCCGACATAGTCCAATCCGAAAACTGCGATTAAGCCTACGTTTTCGTCCAATCGTTTACTATGAAAACATCCATTATATTTTCATACCATATATTATAACAATTATTTGGTATGAGAAGTCTATTTAATAAACTGCCTGATTTTTCAGAACTATTGCATAGCAAAATCCTGTTATATATATTAGTATTTGTGTCTCTGGTCAATATATTTACGTATGTATCTACAAACGATCAAACATATGCTGGCTTTATGATATTAATCGGTTTCCTAACCTCCTTTTTTAGTAAAAATATGATAGTTATTATGTTTACAGCCATCGCTGTAACGAATCTTATTCGTTTTGGAATGGAAACCAGCGCCCAAATGAGAGAGGGATTTGATATGGCCGGTTTAGACGAATTAACAAAGCATTTGACTGAAAAGGCGGATACTGAGCCTACGACTAGTTCAACGTCTACAGGTGAAGATTCAAACGAGGCTGAAAAACAAATGACCGCAGCAATTGATGCGAAATTAGATGAATTGATACGATCAATTGATTCCAATGGGATGATCGATAAACTGGATAAATCGTCCGACGCAAAGCAATTGAAAGATGCGAGGGACAAATTGGAACTTGCTTTGAAACATATCGATCAAATTACAAATGCGCAACAACGCGATAAGGTAAAATCGTTACTCGCGGTGCAATTAAAAATGGTCGAATATTTGGCGGGTATATCGCCACTAGTCGGAGAATTCAAACTAGCGTTAAGCTCTATTAAGAAGTAGGTGCATTCGAATAACGTTTGAAGCGATCCGTAGCCGAATGCGAAGCCTAAGGTGCCCTCCATACTCATCCGATTATTAGTGATCGGATGAAGTTCGTTAACAAATTATACACTCTCCATATATAGAAAGAAAGTAATTAACATGGATTTTATGTCGCCCCCCATGGTGGCGGTCGATATCATCGGGACCATCGTCGATGTTGCGATAAGCACAAGTGATTTAATTACTACAATAACCGATGTTGTTATCTCAGGTGTAAACTTGTTCGCAGGGTTTGCGAGAATGATTATACAGATTGCGTTGATGGGAATGCAGGCAGTATCTGCTATATTTAATGCGACGGCATTCGCACTATTAATAACATTATTTGCGACAACAATAGGTATTTTAATAGCGACGTCGCAAGAGTTTGCGGAAGGTATCGGAAATCATATACGATGTGGCGGGAAGGAATTTAAAACGGGATGGGACAATACAGTCAAAACCCTTGGTATCATGGCCGATTGTTCATGGGACAAATTTATCAACTTTCTAAACGGCAATTGCACACGATATTACATCGTAGATATGTTATTTGGATTATTGTATGGTATATTTGTCCAGTTGCCGATTGTATTAATTAAGGCAATATTTGGTATCGATCTGCAATTTATAGTCGATTTTTTATACGAACTTATTCTGGTGCCCATGGACGAAATGTTTTATGCGATTTCGGGGTTTCATTTAGTAAAATGGTCAGACTCCGTCATTGACGAATGTTACCGGTGCAAGGGTAAATATACATTTGCTACGGGCAGAGAGGTATACCTATATAAAACTCTGAACGAATGGGCGAGATTGTTTGATTGTAGCACAGAACAAATCAAGAACGGATTCGTTAAGATATTCACATCATTAATTCCAAGTCAGAAATGGGGCGCTTGGATGAATGGACAGCATAAACCAGGATGGGACGACGAACCTGGCTTTTGGTAAAGGTCCGTTTCGCATCACCTACGTTTTCCTCCAAATATGTCTAACCATATCATATAGATGGCTAGACCTCCCTCGCTGAAACCGATTGGAAAAAAATGCATACCGGGACTATTTTGCATAGAAAACATGACCATGTTTTTGCTATTTGTATTACTAATTATAGTAATTTACATGTATTATTCGCAAATTGTAAAAGTCAATTCGACAACATCGACATTTCCCATTTCTCAACCAGTTGTGATAATTCCACCGATCGCGGATGTAGCCCCACCCGCCCTTATTGCGACTTCTGCACGCAATGACCCGTTACATAGTGATTATGCGCCCCCATTAAAGATTGAAGGAGGGGGTCAAATGAGTTATGGTGTGCCTATTAATATTAAGACGCGCGGATACGAGGGTAATTATTCACAGCTTGGTATTTTAACAAAAGATAGTGGATCCGATGCTATGATTTTACCGTTGATGGGGCGACGAAGCAGTTCGGGTCGAGACAAGTATCAATATTATACTATGACGAATACTGCTGGTAATATAAATACCAAATTGCCGGTAAGCGTAAAGGGACGAAGTTGCACGTCAGATATGGGTTGCGATGAAGTTTATAATGGCGATACTGTCTACGTTGAGGGATATAATGAGACATTTAGAGCGACTATTTACGAAAATGCATTATATTCATACATTCCTTGGTAGGATTGAAGTTAAAAATATAGCTAGATTATAGAAAGAATATGCGAACATTAAGAAAAAAAACGTATATTCGCGGCGGAGCTGGTAAAAAACCGCTTATTAAAATATTGAACGAATTGTTAGGGTTAGAATTTCCAAACGAAATTCGTATAGCCGGGACACCAGAAGCCGAAGCGGCATATAATTCGGGGATAACGGAATATAATGCAGGGCTAGATGAAAGAAAAAACATAGCAAAAAAACAATTACAGAGAGACGAAGCCCGCAAATTAGAGAACGAGAAATGGGAAAAAGAACGACCGTCGCGAGAGTTACGTGCGAAAACATTATTGTCTGAAAAATCAAATTCGGAATTGACCGAAAAAATGACTCGACTTCGCATGGACAAATATAAATTTCAGTTTGACGGTGAAGATGCTAGCGAAAGTGAAAAAACTGCTATTACGAATGTGATAACTCGATTAAATGATATTTTACGAATGGATGAGTTTAAAATATATAGTGGTAATGCTAATCCAAACGTGGTGCAAATTGTAACAACAACTGAAGATCAATCATCTACCGTTCAAAAAACTACACGTGAAGAGATTGAAGTTGTATAATTTGGAACGATCCGTAACCGAAGTTGAACATTTAGTCGATCTATTTTTGATGGGAAACGAAGCTGAACTTCGGTTCGCATTGCTTCATCTACGCTTTTGTCCAAATAGATAATATACTTATACATATATACAGATATGTCCGGATTTGATTTAACAAAAGAAGTAGATACATCAAAAACTATCACCGTAAATTATTTGCCTATGGGTATAACGAATATTAACCTCGATAAAACACAGAATTGGATCGCAGGTATATGTGGAAGAGGGGCGTCATCAAATGTTACGTATGTAGAAGGTGGTATTACTCGAGAATTTAAGGCTGATAAAATCTGGGTAGTGAGTAACCAAGGAGGCGCAACTAATTTACAACAGGTAAGAGGTGTTGACTACAACGCTGAGCTATTTATACGCAATGTAGATACAAATAATGGTAACCCCATGTATTTGTGTTATTTGTTGAAGGTATCATCGGTTGGAAGTCAATCTGGTCAAATCGATACAATTATACGAGCGGCAACCGCGGACCCCGCCGTTACATCATTGAATGTTGATTTAAATGCGGATATATTCAAAAAGTCCGCGCCGGGTGCGAAATATATACAGTATACAAGTAAGACCAAGGGAACTGGGAGACAGGTATTTATTTACTCAGAGCCAATAAACGTAACCGCTGTCGCAATTTTGGGATTAGAAAATAACATAGAGTCTTTTGATATGACTTCTACCGAATATTCGATCATACAGTCTTCCCTCCCAGGAGATTGGATGGAGTGTGATTACGTCCCTATCGATTCCGAAGACGTAGCAGTATATAATCTACCAGTTGCGAGTGGACTAATCCAAGATCAATCTGCAAATCAATCCCTTAAAACGATGGTGATGTTTATATTATTTGTGGTGTTTATAGGCGCCGCATATTCGGTGATTCCCGCAGCATACATGTATGCTGTGAAAATGATTTATGATTATTTTGAAGTCACGCAGGATAGCGCCCAACGAGAATACCTATCAAAAATAAACACGGCTATGACTATATTGCTAGCAGGAACATCCGTTATATTACTGTTCATCGGAGCAGGAGTATTTGGAGATACATCAAATATACCAAATGCGAGTTTATTGTTATTAATTGGTATGTGTCTGGGGATATTTTATATGTTGGGTATCGTAATATTAAAATCGAGAACTTCAATAGACAAGAATTGGCCGATCGCACAAATCCAAGAAGAAATGGCTCGCCGTTGATTTGGATCGATCCATAGCCGAAGGAGTTGAATGATAAATAATTTCAAACTAACCTGAAATTATTTATACAATAATGAAAATATAGGTTTTAACCGAAGTTTCGTGTATTATGCAAAAGATGCACCGGTAGTATTTGTCGCAACGGGCTTGAATGTAGATTGCATGAATGTGATTTTTTCACTTCTTCCAATAGGTGCTCTCTCTTGAACAATTTGCTCTTCCAAGGTTACCGGTTGATTCGACCCGGGTCGAACATTTCGAGGCTCTTCCATCGGGGGAGTGGCTTCCGCGACCTGCTTCTCGACAGCAACATTATTCTGTTCAGGGGTCTTCGTTTGACGAACATAGTGAACCTCGTGCTTAGCAACCGCACTGCGACGTAATAGCGTATATGCGACAAATAAATACAAAACGGCCAGAACCGGATGAGAATATACAAATAATGCGACAGTCACTGCAAAAATTACGAGCAGACCAAATGGCGATTCAATGTAGGGGGATAGACCACTTGGTGTGGACACGGGAAAAACAAGATACATTATAAATACCACTAAAACGAGAACTTCGGGAAGCGTAACCCTTTTTAGAAGAGATCGAAAATTCATTATATAGGATACTCTGATATATTCCTAATAGAAAAACGATGGAAACTTGTTCGGCTATCGCCTACGGAGTTCACCCCGAAAAATTTCTTAGATATAAAATTGAAATATTTGAATAGTGGTATAATATAACTAAATTAAATGTCTACACAATGGAAACGTCGATCATTATTACAATCAAAATCTCGAAAAAACGCGGATTCTAAATGCCCGGTCTTACTAACGGATGAATGTAAGGAACAGATTCGGGCGGGGTCTTATCTTGGAAAAAAAGGGTATACAATCCCGCGCGAATTACTATCAGAGTCGGAGTTGGAATTTCTACACAAGGACCTGTTAGTAAAACCTGAAACCGTCGGACCAGCATACGGGATGCCTGGTGCACAAGATGAATGCGCATTCCCAGTGTATCGAGAAAACGATAAAAAAATATATATCCCAAGATTTTATGGAATTGATCGTTATGGATTACCCGATCGATCGGAAATAACACACGGCGAAGATATATCTGTAACTTTCGCTAAACCTTTGCGCGATTATCAAGACAATATTGTGGATGTGTATATGAACCATAGTAAACAAGCCATATGCGGCGGTTCATCAAATATTGGTAATGGAGGCATACTCGAAGTTCCGTGTGGAAGGGGAAAATGTTTGGGTAAAAACACACAGATTTTGATGTTTGATGGAAGTATTAAATTGGTGCAGGATGTTTGTATCGGTGATCTATTAATGGGCGATGATTCAACACCAAGAACCGTATTGACTTTGGCGCGCGGTCGAGAAATGATGTATAAAGTGAACGAGTTCACTCGAGAAACTTCGACTAACGCATACGCTTCCATCCAAGACTCCAATCAACTCGAGAACAGCACTGGATATATCGTCAACGAAAGCCACATTTTGTCTCTTAAATACAAACAGCACGAAAACATTGTAGACCTTTCCGTAAAAGAGTATATTAAACATGTTGATCAAGAGAAATTGTGTGGCTATCGCGTTCCGATTCACTTCCCAAAATTAAATGTTCGATCAAATCCATATGTAATGGGTATTTGGTTATGTAAAATAAACACTGGCGACCATTATTTATCAGATGAATTTATACATTATAATGTGTGTAAACACGACCCGCGCATTCCACACGAATTTAAATGCAACACACAAAGTATTCGATTAAATTTACTGGCGGGTATTATTGATTATGGTGGAAATTACCATGAAAATCGTTACGAATGCACTTTTCCACACCGGCCATTTACAAATGATATCGTATTTCTAGCAAGATCGTTGGGGTATTCTGCACATATACGCACAACCGAAAATGCATGCAATACAAGAACAAATTATACAGTGGTTATTTCGGGCACAGGATTGGATAAAATACCGGTTAAAAATATATACAAAACATTTAATTTTGTATCGAAATCAGAAGACGTTAGTCGACGGAGTCTATTATATCCGATACAACTCGAACCAATTGGTATTGATGATTATTATGGATTTGAAATTGACGGAAATCGCAGGTTTGTATTGGGCGATTTCACCGTTACTCACAATACCGTAATGGCGTTAAAAATAATATCACTTGTGCAAAAGAAAACGTTGATTATAGTTCACAAAGAATTCTTAATGAATCAATGGATTGATCGCGCGGCCGAATTCTTACCGGGTGCTAAAATCGGCAAGATTCAGGCGTCGACATTTGACGTAGAAGGAAAGGATATTGTGATTGGTATGTTGCAAACGTTATACGATCGAGCCCTTCCAGAGAACGCATTTGATTGTTTTGGATTAACGATTGTGGACGAAGTTCATCGTATTGGAAGCGAACAATTTTCCAAGACGCTGCTCCGCGTAGTTAGTCCAAATATGTTGGGTATTTCCGCAACTGTCGACCGTAAGGATAAATTGACGAAGGTTCTATATATGTTTATTGGTCCAAAAATATATACGGAGTCGCGAAACAGCGACGACCCGGTTTGTGTGCGTGCACTAGAATATATCTCATCTGACCCACAATTCAATGAAACCGAATACGATTTTAGAGGTCAGGCAAAATATAGCACCATGATATCGAAACTGTGCGAGTTCGGTCCGCGCAGTGATTTCATCGTTCGTGTTTTGGCTGATTTGGTGAAAGAAGGCCGAGAACGCGAACAAGATCCACAAATCATGGTATTGTGTCATAATCGATCTCTTTTGAAATACTTCTATGAGGCAATTCAACATCGAGGATTCGCAACGGTGGGGTATTATGTGGGAGGTATGAAACAATCGGCTTTACAGGAAACAGAGGAAAAACAAATTGTGCTTGCGACATATGCGATGGCTGCTGAAGCCCTTGATATAAAAACCCTTTCTGTATTGCTAATGGCTACACCGAAGACCGATATCACACAATCGATTGGACGAATATTACGGGTTAGACACGATAACCCAATTGTAGTAGATATTGTAGATAGACATGACGTATTTCAAAATCAATGGCGACAAAGAAAAACATTCTATCGCAAATGTAATTATCGTATTCTAGCGATGGACAGTGTGCGATATCAAGGGATGAGTTTGGACTGGAAGGTAGACAAAACGTGGTCGAAGGTATTTGAACCACGCATATCAAATGCGAACTCTGATGAAACCCCCGTCACGAATAAAAAATGTATGATTTCGATCGCGGATTTGGACATCAGCGACGAAGTATGAATGTTTAAAACATAGGAGTTAGTTTAGATAGTAAAATACTATTCTCGTTTCCTCGTATATGACTCAGTTAATACAAACCATTTTTTTTTCTATTATCATTGTTTATTTACTAGACCATTTACTCACATATTTTAGAGATACTTATACTACTAAAAAAACAAAAGACGTTGTCGGATTTCATATTAAAAAGTATCAATCAATTGTGGATGAAATGCGTGGGTCCTCGTATGATAATACGAGCTCTAATACGAATACGTTGAGTAAACAGGAACTACTATCTATGAACGAAGAATTGGAATCCCTGCTGCAGTTAGAGCTGGGTGCGGATCGTTAATTATATTATTAAAACCATATAGAAGATTAGATAGTTATAGTATAACGCACGCGTTTCCATAATGTCTATCACACCAAATATGATGTCCGATTTACTCGGGCGATTGCCTAATTTCGAACTTTCCTATGAAACAATTTCACATAAGAAAGTTTCTACCGATTATAACATTACTTTAGCCGTACCATATGGTAAAAAGACCTATATTTGGTTTACATTCTTAAGAGATAAGGATGTATGTTTGTTGCTTGAAATTGGACGTGAAAAAAAGATCACTTCTATGAAATTATTATCCGATTCGAATATTCCTCGCAATCTAGCATATGGAACGATTTTATACGGAAGTGTATGCGAAACACCTGACGTAGGACAATGTTTTGTATTCGAAGACATTTTTTATAGTAAGGGTGTTTCTATTGCGAAACAGACATTTGGAGAAAAACTAGGATTCCTATATGAATTATTCACATGTTTTCCCGATTGTTTTTCACAAAATAAGAGCCTTCCTATAGTCATGCCGGTATGTTGGCCGTTGACTAACGATTCCAATAGCCACGTCCCCGATCATATTCAATCACAAATACCGTATACTGTCCATCATATTCAACATCGTGCGCTTCATGTGATTGTACCATATATAAATATTCCGTTTACACGTAATATCCTTTCATCCGCGAAGCCGACTGTGAATACAACTAGCCCGCTGTTATTTATTCCTCCCAGTTTGCCTCGATTTGATTATTCAAAAATGCAATATAAACATCCAACAACTTTCGAAATAAAGGCAGACCTACAAAACGACATTTATCACCTGTATGCATTTGGTAAAGGTTCAGACCGTGTGTATTGCGGAATAGCGTATATACCAAGTTACAAAACAAGTCAATTTATGAACGCCATTTTTAGAAATATAAAAGAGAATAGAAATTTAGACGCTCTAGAGGAAAGTGACGACGAAGAAGACTTTCAAAATGTGCGAGATGATAAATATGTGGATTTACAAAAGACCGTTTCAATTGAGTGCACATATATGCCGAAATTTCGTCGATGGGTCCCGATGAAGCTTGCGAATGGAAGGGGGCAAATTGTTAACGTTCGCCAGTTATAATATTTATAATATATATAAATAATAATGCAATCTACAGGAGACGTTTTACCACCCTATACAAGTTTATTGAATCCAATTAGCGCACAGCCAACCGGTATATATAATGCGTCACTATATAGTGCTGCATATACGAGCCCACCTGGAGTTCTATTGCCTTCAGTAAACGGTGGATTAATCGGCTCCGCGAAACCCACCACCCAATCATGTGTAGGTAAACGTAAGTTAAGCGCTTCCCTCTAATTTTCATTTACAAAATTGATTATAATATTACATCAAATGTAATATTATACAATCCTCCTAACTAATTATCCAACTATGATTCCAGTTCCATTGTTGATTGTGATTGTCGTGGTCGGAGCAGTAGTAGCCGCGATCGTTTTAGAATCCCTGTATTTTATTGGGCGTAATTTATTACGCCGAGTAGATAAAAAACCACCGCTTAGTGAATGTGATAGTAGTGTAAAAGACGATATTCCTATGGCCGAATTATAGTTTTTGAGCGATCCGTAGCCGTAAGTGGTAGCAAAACGAGTTTATCCGCGAATTTGCTTTCTGCGTGTCCGTCTCTGTTTTTTAACGCGATTTCGCGTTTTTCCTCCCTTGCTCGATTCAACGGCCATTGATTCGGTAGAAGATTGACTTATAGGGGTCTCGAGATCAGATCCGATGAAATTCCCATCGCTCATTGCAGATTCAGGAGAACCTATCGCAGACACAGGAACCCCCATTTCAGACTCAGGAGAAGTCATTGCAGACATCATTGGACTAGTGTCTTCTGATTGCACCAAAGTATCCTCACTCGAAATTTTGCTTGTTAGGCATTCAACTAGTTTATTATTCGCATCGGCAAAATTCTTGTTTGCGGACTCGAGTTGACCCAAAAGTTTGTTAATTTGATCATCCTTATCGCTCAATAATTTTATCAAATCGCCTATAACAGGTTCCGTGTTTTTATGTTCATCGTCACCGAAATCGTCTTTCTCGATCGATTCGACATCTGAAGATGTGTCCATTGGAGATTCCGCTATACTCGGTGGTGAAGATTCATTGGCGTTTAGAGATGCTGCGCCTTCAACCTCATTTGTGAATGAGTCTTTTGCCGCGTTATATGCCCCCGATATCGTATCCATAATCGAACTAGATGCTGACGCATCCTTTGTATCGACTTCTGGTAATGAATTATCGATAGGAGAAATAGTATTTGTCGATGTGCTCATATCAGAGAGGGGGTCAACGCTTCCTGACGGACTTTCGGGAATATTCATATTATCGGGGGGTGTGATTAATGTTTCAACGCTTCCTGATGAACTAGGGGTATCGACACTTCCAGACATGTTCATAGTATTGGGAGTAACCGTTGGTGTTTCAACGCTTCCAGACATGTTCATATTATTGGGAGTAACCGTTGGCGTTTCAACGCTTCCGGTCGTATTCACATTATCGGGACTCGTCGGTGTTTCAACGCTGCTTGGAGTGATCGACATATTCGCACTATTTGTCTCGGTCGAATTTGGCGTTTCCGCACCACCAAATATGCTTTCAAAAAATCCACCACCATTCATCTTTGGGTTTGGGATGCGATAAATTCGTTTACGCGACACACGTGTCGATCCTGATGGTCTATAAATAGAATGGGAATTACTTTTTGTATGTTTCGACATGCAAACTATATAATATCCAAACAAAAATAAATGCCGAGTGAAACTCCCTTCATCAAACTCATTCGACACGATTCGCGTGTCTCCGGAGTTTATTTGGGAAACTTCGGCTAACGCCTACGTTCCGTCAAAAATGAATTAGCTAAATGGATATAAAAACTTGCTAAATATATAATTTATAAGACGAAATGGTATCTATAGTAATTGTTGAAAAAACAGGTGTTCTGAAAGGCGTTACAATGAAAACATACGACGAATCCGAACTTTATAAAAAGGCCGGTTTAAAAACGGAGAGTGGATTTGTGCGCCATACAACATGGAAATTGGGCTCGAACGTGAATATTCAACTTTTTGGTAAAACAACCGGTCGGGCAGGCCAAGAAAATAAGTATGATTTCCCTCCCCCCGTGGACAGTAAATTATTTTTTGGTTCGTGCATATTGGTCAATACCTCCGATGTCGGTGACGTCTTAGATTTGAGTATCAAACAATGGGAGGTTGTATACGAAAAACTGTTCGGCGGTTTCGAAGATATCGGAAACGAAGATAGTGATGACGAAGATGACGAAGATGAGGATGAGGATGCTCCCAGAACAAAGGAGGGTTACGTCAAGGATGATTTTATCGTTGACGACGACGAAGATGACGAAGAAGAGGAGGAAGAAGAGGAGGAAGAAGATGAAGATGCAGACGATGACGACGACGAGGACGATGCGCCAAAACGCAAGAAAAAGCCTGTCGCGAAGAGATCTGTAAAGAATAAGCGAAAGAATGCTGTATGTGCGAATGTATTTACATCAGTTGAATCTACGGCCGACGGAGAATATTTGGACTGCACAAGTGAATTAGTTGAAGAAGATTATGTATAGAAACAACGGCTTGAATAGATCCGTCGTCGAAGGCGAATGAGTTTTGGAATATATGTAAACATACAAAATTGATTTAAAATAATATAACATATGTATTACAATTACCAAATATTACGATGCATCGTATTACAAATTCAGATATCTTTCGCGAAAATGTTCGTTCAAAATTCCAAACCTTGTTATCGCTGAATACCGATACGGCTGGTATCAATTTGGAAAAGGGTGTGTATAATTATGCGATTAAGGAAGCGACTCGCCAAAAAACAGTCAAGAAGTGGGAGAATCCTCAGTTTGTAACTATATACACGGCACGTTTGCGTTCAATTTATTTGAATCTGATGAATTCACCATTACTTCGCGAACAATTATGTAATGGCGAAGTGTTACCGCAAAATCTCGCATTTATGACCCATCAGGAATATAAGCCAGAACGGTGGAAGGAGCTGATCGAGAAAAAAATGAAGCGCGATGCGTCAAAATATACTGAGAATATTCAAGCGTCTACTGATATGTATACATGCAAAAAATGCAAATCAACCAGATGCACATACTATGAAATGCAAACACGAAGTGCGGATGAACCGGCAACTATCTTCGTCACATGTTTAGATTGCGGTAAACATTGGCGGTCATAAACAACTTTAGTATATTCGAAAAATATCTGTATATAACATATATTATGGCGACGACTCCTTGCAAACTTCCCACCTCTTCCGATAAATGGCGATATACACTGTGGACAACTCTTGTTTTTTTGATTATAGTGAACCCATACACGTATAAATTAACCCAGAAACTGTTTAGTGGTATTTTAGGACAGATCGCAAATCCCACAACCGGATTTCCTACAACCGTGGGAATCGCTCTACACGCGGTTGTATTTACATTTATAATTCGTTATATGATGGATTTTGATATTTAAAATAATGTGTATTATTTTGGATGAAAAATAAAGATATTAAATATCTTTATTTTTTTATTAAAATTGAGGGAACCGATAACTCAATGGTAGTTTCCCGAGTGAACTCCGTATATCCGTGAATCATTGGGGCACGAGTTTGAAAAGGGGTAAACTTCGAAAACAATCATTTTATCCAAACTGTGTTTATTTTCAATGTGTATATTTGTGTTGCTAATATAATAAGTCTGAACCATTAGTAGTAAGTGAACAAGTGTATGGTTCATTTTATAAAATGGCTTGATAAATGTAACCAGAATAATTAAATATAATATAGTCAAATTACACGCAGCATAATACAAATCATTTGAATTGTATATGAGATATAGCGTATCAATCACGATTGGAACACCGCCGATAATACTTAACCGACGATTATGTAAATGATGTATTTCGCCATATACAAATCTATTTTTATGTAGACACATTGAACTTAGCATATATTTGATATTAAATGCAGCAAGTGTATTATATAAAAACGATGCGAATATCCAGATGGTTATTCTAGATGATGCGATCATATTTGTTAAAATCGATAAAAACACGCGTGCATGAATGCTCATCATATCGTTTATAAACGGGTCTAACCGTTTCATTGCGACACAATCAAATTGGTCTCCTTCAGATAAAAGCGATTCGTAATTGCTTCGATGGTAATAATAACTAGTTGCACTAATTAATGTGATTCCCGCGATATCCAAATAATAATGATGAAAAATAGTATTGATATGTGGACTATATACAGAATATGCGATATACAGGTTAGCAAACATCGTATATTGCAATATGTATTCACTATACTCAAATCGGTTTATTCGACTACACACAGCCTTATATATTTTTTTAAGAATAATCGAAAACCAGTATAAATTTAAACAAAACATTCCCCCCATACTCGCGTATTTTCCGATTAATGGTATATAAGATATATCGTATTGGGTATACCAGCTATACCCGGCAGGATTTATAATTATATTGTGAAAATAGTCAAATATGCGATATTTGAAAAAAAGTGAAATAAACATGATATTCGATACATTACTGACTGTAGACGTAATACACGTTTTTGGTGCAAAGTTATCAACAAAATAACCAAATGTATAAAATATGGTTGAATATTCTACCGCTAGCCCCTGATGTAACAAGTATACGCTCGCGTCGTCGTTCATATTGTATGCAAAATATGGTATTAGTGCGCTTAATCCAAGAGCATGGTGTATATAAAATTCCCCCTTCGCGAACAGCATATCAACGCTCAATTGTGTGAATATCACTTTACATAACGTTGGCAAGAATGTTGGAAACCATTTTAGCGTAACGAATCCCATTACCGATATCGCAAAACTAGACGCATTTTGATAAAATTCTACTAATTTAGGTGCAGGATAAAACCCAAATATATTTACTAACATACCAATATATGTTAGTAAGTGCAAATGTTTAAGTTATTTGAAAATATTTCTATCGATATATCGGGATAGAATCGTTTTCATTCATATCTAATATACATAATCTGTTACATGAAGCGACTTATCGTCACCGGTTTCATTTATATACTTCCCGTTGGACGCAAGCCCGTTTGCTTGAGCGCGCTTGAGTAACACCATTTGCGCAGCCGCCACATTTTCGGGTTTACCCTTCCACATATCCAATACGCTTGCTTGCAATGCGCGACCATATGAAAACGTCAGGCGCCATGGTTTCACTGCCTCGTATTTATTTATTTCGTTCAACGCCATACTGGCTTCTATTTCAGACATACCACCCGACAAAAATACAATACCGGGCATATTCACAGGGACCGTTCGTTGGAATGCGTCGATCGTATATCTTGCGATCGCAATATTGTCTGGTTCACTATTTGAAGATACGCCCGGCCGCACCATATTTGGTTTGAGCAACGTGCATTCAATATCCACGTTATGACGAATCATTTCACTATATACGACGCTCAACACTCTAATCGCCGCATCACATGCTTGTTGAATGGTATGAGTTCCGTCCATTAAAATTTCCGGTTCTACAATTGGTACTAATCCATTATTAATGCAAATCGATGCATATCGAGCGAGAGTTACTGCATTTTCATGAATAGACAAATCGGATGGTAGATTCTTCTCTACGTCAATTTTTAATACGGCGCGCCACTTAGCAAATCTAACACCCATGTCGTAATATTTACGACAGCGAACATCCAGATCGTCAAGACCTTGGGTAACGGTTTCGTCGTCTGTAAAATACAATGGTTTAACGCCCTTGTCTACCTTCACTCCTACCATGATACCCGCATCGAGTAATGGCTGTATCAATTTATCACCAGTTGAATCTAGATCAAATAGCGTTTCTTCGTATGTAATTACACCACTAATGTGATTCCATAAGCATGGGGTATTAAATAACAACTCGCGATATGTCTTTCGATTTTCGTGTGTATTTTCAACTCCAACGCCGGCAAAACGTTTACCGATTGTAGCAGGACTCTCGTCTGCAGCCAAAATGCCCTTTCCTGGCTCGCAAATCGTGCGAATCGTATCTAGAAGCTCTTCGCGATACATTACTTAGATATTAAGTAATATACCGTATCTTTATGTGTTTATTGGAAAAATATTATTATGAGAAACTCCGTATGCGAAAGCCGCCCGAGTTTAATTCGATTTATCAACGACTTCACACACATTTTCACTCAACCTGGAGGTCTCCACCAATTCCGTAGGTGAAACAATTTTATCAGGGTCAACGTCGTTGTACTGCACACGTTCCGCAAGGTAAGCAGACAAGAAAATATGTTCGTTGGTATTTGTAACCGTGTTCACGTCTATTAATTTAATACTCATAAATAGGATATTTGTAATAAATGCTGTAATTGTATTATTATCATAAATATTCGCAAATATTCCGATGGCGCTTAATACTACATTTACAACAAAACAACTACATGCGGCTATGCCGATTCTCTGATATAAACTGTCTAGTATGAGAATCGCGTCGTGTCTCTTGGGAGATAATCGCATGAGTGCAGATCTAACCGACTCATCGTCACGAGGACGAGCAGGATTAACTTGTAAATAAGTAATCAGTTTATTTTCGCGTCGTATTTCAACGCCGTACATTGCTAGAAATAGTGCACATGTGAGTGCATTGAATGCTAATATAGTTCGATGAAATGCATTTGTATTATTAAGCTTGTCTGAAATTTCACACACATTCTCTCCGCATTTCTGAGGGACAAATAATAACAAAAATGATCCAATTACAACTCGATATATTTCCATGATAAACGAAATGGATACATTTATTTTTTGTTTAAAATCCTGATCTTGTGTGATCCCTTTACATCCAGTAGTATTAGGCATTGTATTTGTATTAAAACGTAAGCAATAGACGCAGGAGTTAATATGGTAATATAATTAATGGATAGCCATCTATATAGTTTTGATAAATCATTTTTGAATGAAAGGGTTTAAATCGTGTATTTATAATACTTTCATAATAAAATGGATCCCTCAGACTCCAATATTCCCGAGACATTCCGTTCGTCGATTGTCGATTTTACAAACGATCTGTCTACTACTTTTCCAGAGTTTGCCCACATGTGGAAAAAGTGGGCAAGTCCCGAGGCAGGTGTGATCGAGTTTAAGCAATTGTTTGATCATTGTTCACAGGTGTTTCCTGAACGATTTTTCGATATATTAAATCAGAATGCCGCCATATTCGCACCGGATAGCCAAGTCAACACCGTATTTTTACCAAATGTTGATTTCAAATTACTATACAATTGCGAAGGGATAAGCGACCGAACCAAGGAGACGTTGTGGAAATATTTGCAAGTAATATTGCTTATTTTAGTAAATTCGATAAAGGATAAGGTGAATTTTGGCGAAACATTAGGTATGTTTGATAATTTGGAGGAGGGTGATTTACATGCTAAGTTGCAGGATGCTATGTCGAACATTGGAAAATTTTTCGATCAAATGGAACAAAAGGGACCGGAAGCGGATGCCCAACCCAGCAGTTCCAAGACTGCGGGTCTGCCCAAAATGGAGGAATTGCACGGTCATTTACAAGGATTGTTTGACGGTAAAATTGGTAAACTGGCTAAGGAATTGGCGGAGGATATGAGCGGGGATATCGCGGCATCGTTTGGTGCAGATATGGAAGGTATGACCTCAACGAAGGATGTGTTATCAAAATTGATGCAAAATCCACAGAAGATTAAGAATGTGGTCAATACCGTGAGGGAGAAATTGGCGAGTAAGATGGAATCCGGAGACATTTCGCGAGAGGATTTAATGAAGGAGGCATCTGAGATGATGAAAAAGATGAACGGTTTGGGCGGCGAAGGGGGTTTAGCAGATATGTTTAAAAATTTAACTGGAGGGGCGGATGGCGGCGGTATGGGTGGGATGGGCGACATGTTTAAGAATATGGCCAAGACGATGGGTATGAATATCCCAGCCGGAGCGCGACTTGATACAAATGCGATGAACCAAGAACAACAAAAAACAACCGCAAAGGAACGATTGAAGGCGCGCGCACAGGCAAAAAATCAGGCCCAATTTGTGAAGCAATTGGAGGAGCAAGCGCGCGAGATCCAACGCAAAAAGGAGTATGATGAGTTTATGGCGAAAAACCCGAATATATTTGATTCGAATGACCCCAATAGTTTAGTATATCGGTTGGAAGGAGAAAAACAGGAGAAGTCGAGTATTCGCCCAGACGGTGAGATGTCTGCTAGTAAAAAAAAGCGCCTGAAGGAGAAGGCAAAGAAGGATAAGGCGTCCCAACAGTCGGCATAGAAAACTTCGGTCAGTTTTCATCCAAACCGTTTTGTTTGTAAAACATAATAATCCGCACAGAATATATAGAAATGTTCAAAATAACAAAATACGTGAGTCTTCCTATATTTATTATGAGTTTCGCAATTGGGATATTTTTCGTATGCATGACTCTTGGTGATACTCGCAAAATTTATATCTATCCAACCCCGGAAAATGCGGAATTGATGACCTATCGCGATAAGGCAAGCCAATGTTTTGCGTTCGAGCAAAAACATGTTACTTGTCCTACAAATCCGATGGATATTTCGAAAATACCAACGCAAGGTTAAACCAAATGTTCGGTTCAGTTCACCTATGTTTTCATTCACATATCATTTATAATAATGGTATGTGTAAAAAATCAGACGAATATATATAATATAATTATGCATCTGAAACGTTTATTAAATACCGCTTTAGGGAAAATTTTCGTCTCCATTTTATTGGGTCTTGGTTTAGCAACCCTGTTTCGAAAGGTGTGTAATGATAAAAACTGTCTGGAATTTAAAGGCCCCATTTTAGGAGAGATTGATGGAAAAATATACAAACATGGTGAAAAATGTTATCAGTATAATTCGACATCAGTTCCATGTGATAAAAATAAGCAGATAGTTGACGTAGAATGAATGCGCTCGCTTTAGAATGTTTAGATGTGTAATATTGTATAGTTTATATGTCTAATTCCACTACGCGCATTTCAGATCTGGAGGAAATGGATTCTGCACAAGTTCGATACAAACCACCATCGACACAGCATATCGCTAACGAATTTTACGGCAATATATCCGGGCAACCACAATATTCGAATCAAACACAGGGTGGCGATTCAAGTGGACAGAATTATAAGCCGTTAAATATTCACCCGAATCCGTATGGACATAATGCAGTTATACCCGAAACAATGCCGAACCCACAAGCATCTCCTCAGCGCGGACAACAGAATAATATGGGTTATATGGAAAAGGAGCAACCAGCCGTGGCCGGACAGGTAAATTATACACTTGAGAATATGCCGCCGCAGCGTCTGCCTTCTCGCGACATTCCAATGAACACAGTTGATTATCAGCAAGACGATGCGGTCCAGGCTAACCATATTCCAAAAGCAAAACTAACATCGGATTACATTCGTGAATATGAAGCGGCAAACGAGCAAACACACACCGAACATCTAGAAAAAAAGTATCGTAGGGAAACCGCACATACTTTAATTGGCGAGTTGCAGGTCCCCATATTGATAGCAGTGTTGTATTTTATATTTCAGATGCCTATTGTGAATACGGCTATGCGAAAATATAGTTCATTTTTGGCTATTTATCACGAGGATGGTAATTTCAATTTAATTGGCTTAGTAATAAAGAGTGTGTTATTTGGAACCGTTTTTTATATGTTTCACTACGTTGCTGAAAAAGTGAGCGATTTGTAACTCCACATAAAATTGATACGCGATTTACACATTCACCTGAATGTAAAAAACAGTCATTATTAACAATGAATCGAATTATGCAAATTAACTTAACCGGAAAACTTCAATTTGGTGATATACCGATTGAAGTGTTAACCGAACATTTCAAAGATGGTCGATGGGCATCGACTCTTCTTGAAAGGTATATACCAATATTATACCCCGAACTTGTGTGGGTATCGGGGAATAAAGATCATGATCATATTGATGCCGACGGGAACCAATACGATCTCAAATGTTTTACAAAGGGTGGTCTCAAATTTATGCCGTCGAATCAAATCGGGTCCCATCGATCATTTGATGCGAACATCGCCCACGACAAGGCGAGAAAGCTTACTTATATATGCTGCGATATTACACAATTTCCATTAATTACTGTGAAATTCGCAAATGGATGCAGTCTGATTGAGAAATATCCGAAGTGTGTAATTCCGTTTAAGGACAGAGAAGCGTTCTTCTCTTGCATGGATGAAACCGACACGCTATCCCAATCACACTCGGGTGAAACTCTTTCGTCTGTAGCAGGCGTTTAGATAACAAAAAATAACATTTTAAAATATTATAAAATCACAACATAAAAAATGCACATTTTCGAGTAAGCCCTTTGTTCCATTCGCTTCATCTGCGTTTGGAGAATCGGGTATATTATATTTACTATGTGTTTTTTTGACCATAAGTCTAGTAGAACATTTTCGCTCAGTTGATGGCTTTATTGAACGCACGAATCACCTCTGGTTTTGAGATGGATCGCGGACCTACTGTGTTGTCTGTTTCATATTTTATCGATTTAATCGATTGTATATTATCTGATAAATATTTCCCATTTGTAAATTGAATAAAGTAATGAGACTGCGTGCTTTTATCTGTAGTATTTGTGTCTATTACACCCGCATTCACACCAACTCTTCGAACAGAAATGTCGTGTGGAACCGTCTTTACCACAAACTGAAACCCATGCGGTATATCGGTTGGAATGACGTCACGTTTTGTCTCGCGCTTTTCCCATATTTGAAATACACATGGAACATCGGTATCCCTGCCTTCGATAGTAAATGAATTATTTGGTAAATCCTGTTCACAAATCAGATGGAATATTTCTGGAATTTTATTGCGCATACTCTCCTTTTTGAAACTCTTGGGCAGGATGAACGATATGGTCTGGGCAAAAGATGCTGCCTTTTTTATAAATTTAATAGCCAATGAAGATTGGCGTCCAAACGGCGGATTACCAATCACATGAATTTTGTGTGAAATATTTTCATGCGACGAGTTCACATATTCCAAGAAGTCGAGCTGTGTAATTTCCGAATTTGCCGGGGCAATATCATAGAATGCACAATTTGGAGACAATCCGCGCATTCCTTGAATAAACGATCCATCTCCCGCACTTGGTTCGATTAACAGATCGGTTGGATGTATTTGTATATGCTGGGATACCATTTCAATACATTGGCCAACTATATCCGGTTTCGTGTAAAACTTGTCCAATGCATTTCGATGTAATCCGGTTGCGTTCATTTGTTATAATCACTTATTCTAAAACGATTATATCAATTTTATAATATCTAAAATAGCGCGGGCAATCCGAATGGTTTACTCGCCTTCTTTTTTGACCTTTTTTTTGCGGTTGTTTTCTTGGGTTTATCGATCGCAGCTTCGCTCTCAGCGACGGATTGCTTCACTTCAACATCAACTATCTTATTTTTTCGTCTATCTAATTCTCCCGGCGAATATTTCAAAAAGAATTTTTCGTATTCTTCGCTTCCCCGCTTTCCTCGCAACTCTTCAAATTTTTCTGATTTTTTCGCACGGATGCTTTCCATTGTTTCTTGGACACCCATACACTGCGAGGTAAACCGTTTTAACACACCCGTTTGCGCCAACCGATTCTTTTGTTCCAACTCAAATAAAAACTTCGCGGTGCATAAAATACGGTCATTGTAGTAATAATTCGCACCCGCATACAAGAACGCTAGGTAAAAACTCATAATCGTATCTATCGTCGCAACATTAACATCTTGGTTATTAATTACAATCGTGTTATAATTATGGCACGCCATTGGTTTATATATAAACGCCAGTATATCGTCTTTATACCGTATTTCTATATGCTCGGGCACAATTTCACCTATTGCCGCGTGACGAATCTGCTTTACATGTGTAAATTTCGAATCGTGCAATCGTTCTTCTACGATCATCGCAGTCCTTTCAATGTCTTCTGTTAATACATCAAAATCAGGTATTTTCTTTATAAATTGCTGTTCTTTCTTGGGCATTTCTTTCGAATATAAACTTGCCGCATACCCTCCAAAAAAAACGACACCCAGATCAACAAACGTATCGCGAACAATCGTGTATAGTTTTTCACCGTCCGTGTCGTTCTCGCTCATTTCGCGTTGAAATTCTATAGCAGAACAATCATATTCATTCTTCATGGGATGATATTTATTTAATAAGTTCAAACGTTTCAATACCTTTTCCCAACGTGAAGTGTCGCCTGCCGGTCGAGATAATTCTAAATACATGCTCATTCGTAAAAAATTAGGGGGCACATATTTTATGCCGGCAACCGAAACACTGTCTGTTAATAATGCATCGAATAATTCCTTGTGTATGCTCGTTATATCGGCCATGGGGATAAAATTAACGAATACTTTATAAGTCCCTTCGTGAACACCCGATTTTGCCTCTACATCCGTATACCCAGCTGCGTAAAAAATATCAGTCAATTCTTTCGCATCGTGCAATGCATTCGCTGAGAAAAAGTCATAGTCTGGAATTTCATATTCGCGATTATAAAACTGGGCCTGTTTTGGTAAAATATTATTAATAGCAGTTCCTCCGTAGCATAACAATTTTTTATTCATTAAAAACTCCTCTACTATTTTAATCATACCCTTTATTTCATCGCTACTAGCAACCTTTTGTCCAAGAACCTTCTCGTTTTGATCCACGGCGTGACGCAGAACGGCGAGTTCACATTCTTGGAAATTCATTGTATTATTACATTCAGCTGGTCTAAATCGTCGCTTCACCGTTTTAGATTTTCGATAAGCCATGTTATAACTATTTTCCTATTATATTATAATAGGAAAATGTCTACGGACGATGAACATCGTGGGCGATAACCAAAGGAGTTTGATTACGAATGTTCGCGGCTATATGTGACTGCACTCGATAATGGGACAAACGCGCTCTTATGTTCTTTGAACATTTCTTCGTATGCAGCTAAATTTGAGTCATTATTGTAAAATGCTTGGGCAATTATTTGTGCACCGTAATTTTCGATAAGATAGAACGTATTCGCATTTGTAACATTGTTAAAAAAACTTAGGCTTGGGAATACGATTCGTAATAGGTAAACCGAGGGATCTGGTGGGTTAATCGGTTGGAATGTTAGACTATCTTCATCATACAATCTCACACTTTGACTATTGCTATTGATGTTCACACAATCTGCTAAACTATAACAATCAGTATCCGCCTCTGTGCACGTGGCGTAATTATCATACCCAGGCGATGACGCGCGATCAACGATGATAATCGCTTTTCCGACCAGCTCGGGTAATTGGGTGTCCAATGTAACCGGAACTGCGATATTCGTATTATTCGCACCCGCTTGTGTATACAATTTGGGGGCCATAGTTGCACGTATAATTCTCGCTATTTGAGAATAAGCAGTCGATAAATATGTTTTAATGCGAAGTTGTATAAAGATCGGGTCCTTTTCGTTTGGACAGGTGTCTGCAAAAGCATTCGACATGACCGTTGAAAGTGCTCCAGCCAAGGATACCGCCGGAGCATCCGACGTGAATGATTCAAATGACGATTTATTATTTGAATATGCGACAATAGGAACACCGTCTTTCATATAGACCTCAAAATCTAGGAATCGACATCCTCTAGACAATGCATATTTGATCATATTTAGATTCATATATCCACCAGTATATGCAGTATTTGACGATGCCTTAATACAATAGTTTCTCAATGAATTGTCTATAGTTGGATCAAATGAGGCGTTTGATATACCCACACCAGAGTTTGATTTTTCAACGACGCTTAATTGAGCGATTTGCTTAGCATTTGGAGTATCTACGAAGGCGGGTTCCGACATGCCGGGTTTATTCCCCTTCATTTTAATAATCATATTATAGATAATATACACTGCGACTGCAGTAAAACCTAATATTAAAACGTAGTCTATTAGACCGGTTATTAATATATTCATTCTATATAATGAATATATAAAGTAATTACGTGAACAAAAATATAGACACTTATTATATAATTATTTATTCATAATGGCCGGCGGATTATTAAATATAGTTTCGGTTGGAAAGGCAAATGTTATATTAACCGGAAATCCGTCGAAAACATTTTTTAAAGTAACTTATTCGAAATATACAAATTTTGGTTTACAAAAATTTCGCCTTGATTTCGACGGTTTACGCGAACTTAGGTTGACTGAACCGTCTAAATACACATTCAAAATAAAACGGTATGCCGATTTGTTAATGGATACCTATCTAGTGATAAATCTCCCGGATATATGGAGTCCGATTTGGGGGCCTAGTGCCCAAACCGGAAATGCCTGGTCTCCATATGATTTTAAATGGATCGATAATCTTGGTAGTCAACTCATACAAGACATCGAAATTGTATGCGGTGCGAACACATTACAGAAATATTCTGGTCAATATTTAAATGCGATGGTAAAACGCGATTTCAATACACAAAAACTCGAATTGTTTGATGCTATGACGGGAAATGTTCCTGCGCTAAATGACCCAGCAAACGACCCGGAACGTGTAACCGCATATCCGTTCAAAGCAAATGCTTACCCATCTGCGAAATATACTTCAAATGCTTCTGGTGCGGAACCATCTATACGCGGTCGTGCATTGTATATACCATTGAATGCATGGTTTACCTTGGATAGTCGGTGTGCATTTCCCTTGGTTGCTCTTCAATACCAAGAATTGATTATTAATGTGACCTTGCGCCCGATTGCGGATTTGTTCCAGGTCCGAGATGTGTTTAATCCGACTGAAGGTTTCCCCTACATAAAAATACGAGCGGGAGAAAATCAATTCCAAATGTATCGATTTTTACAAACCCCTCCGTCAACTGATTTATCAAGCACAAATTATAGCAATACCACAAATAGTTGGAATGCGGATGTGCATTTATTATCAACATATTGTTTTTTATCCGAGGAAGAACAGTCATTATTTGCGGCACAAGATCAGGTTTATTTAGTCAAAGAAATCTACGAGTATGATTTTTTGAATGTAGTCGGATCGAATCGCGTGAAATTGCAGTCCGCGTCGGGAATGGTCGCAGATTGGATGTGGTATTTCCAAAGAAATGATGCTTTTATTCGAAATGAATGGACTAATTATACAAACTGGCCATATAAGACGATTCCTTCCAATGTCGTGTTGGATGCATCCAGCAATCTATACATTTCCGGCGATTACAGCTCGGCAAACAATCGGCCAATTATGGAAACATTTGGTATATTATTTGGTGGTGATTATAGAGAAATCTCTATGCCCCGCGGTATATACGATTATGTTGAAAAATACACGCGAACACAGGGATTCGCGAAAGAGGGTCTTTATTGTTATAATTTTTGTTTAAATACGAGTCCGTATGATTATCAGCCGTCGGGTGCAGTAAATACCAGCCGATTCAAAACGGTTGAATTTGAATTCACCACGTATACTCCGCCAATTGATATAAGCGGGTCTACTGTGAATATTCAATGTGACCCGGACGGCGTCCCCATTTCAGTATCGTCTAAGCCCGCGTGGGCACTATACGTGTATAATTATAACTTGCATGTATTCGAAGAACGATATAACGTATTATCATTTGTTGGCGGAAACTGCGCGTTGATGTATGCGCGGTAATGATTTAACTCAAAGTCTTTCGACATGCCGCTTGAGTTCGGTCGAAGCACTCTCACATGAGTTAATATTTAGAATGTTGTTTGGACTTTATTTATCGTGTTAAATATCATATTCTATTATATACGCAATATACAATAGAATATGGGAAAATGGAATAAGAATTGGGATAATAAATGCGATAATGATGAAGATATAACAGATAATCCCGAAATAAACGAGCTAAAGAAAAAGATGCGAAAAAGATGCAAGATACGTCGCGATAATCCGAAACAGATCGTCGAATTTGAAGATATATATGAGCGCCCCCAACCGTCTAACATAACAGAAGGATTCTCTGCTACAGAAGATGCTAAAAAAATAGATCCCCCAAAAATAAAGGCGGCCCTACAGAATTTGTCCAAGCAAGGAGAAAGCATTGGTCAAGGAACCGCATCCGCGATCAATAAATTAAGCGCAGAACTATCAAACACGTTCGATAGTTTGAACGATCTTGGTGATTTAAATTTTAACCTTGAAGATCTGTTTAAGGATGCCGGGAACCCATTTGATGAATTTTCAGACGACACATTTATAAAGGATTTTAAAGATAACACAAAGGGTATCAAAGAAGCAGCGAATGAAGTATCCAATTCGATGTTGTCCGTCTCGAGAATGTTAGCAAACGTGTTCAAAAAGATAGGTTCCTATATACGCCTGATAAAGATACAAATTATGTTATTGTTATTACGAACAAATCGTTATATTAAAACGCTTATCACGAACATAGCAAATGCACTTACTAGTAATACCGCGACAAATTCTGAAATTACTACGTTCCAAGAACAAGCTCAAAAATTCGTTACTATATTGATGACCTGGTTTTTTGTGTATAATTGGTATTATATTGTCTTTTTCTTGGAAGATTCGGATAATGTTCGGTATACATTTAATACGGACGCGCTGCAGGCTAAGAGCAAGGTATTGTATGGTATGTTTGGACCCGCATTTCGATCAGTCGAATGGATAAATTACCTTATAATTGGCTTTGGTCAAAAAATAAAGGAATGGAAAATATTGAATGCATTTGTTATGTTTTTCCTATTCGTCATATTTTTTATTCTAGTTCATATGAATTTTCAGACCTCTATATTGACGAACTTTTTCAGTGCAATGAGCGGACGATATAGCTTATCGATACTTACATTGTTTTCGATTATAGTCGTTGCGATTTACAGTTTATCATTCTTATTTGGATCAACTATCAATAACAATCTATCGATACTATCGTGGATCTCGTCTGCTGCGACAGGTGGAGTTTTTTCGATGTGTTTTTACATAATATTGACTATATTATTTTTCATAATGTATGTGATGTGGGCATCTGCTGTGAATATCCCACTTGGTATATTATTAGTATCAACATATTTTGTCGTATATTCATTTATGGGCGTTTTTGTATACGAAGGGTTCAATTGTTTTAATATTATTGCTGGTATTAATGATACAATCGATACGATTAAGCCGGATTTGACCGATGCTGCATGTAAGCCCGAATTTGAATGGTCAAAAATACCAAGATATATTTACGATTGGACATCTAGAATGATAACGTATGCGTCCGTTAACATGTTCGAAATTATAATTATATTAACATTACTTGGCGGAATTGGAGTATATCGCAAACAATGGACCACCGCCGCCACAGGTAAAGTTGGTTCTATATTTTCCGGACCATTTAGTATTCAAGAATCGTTTAAACATCTGTTTACTTGGTTGATATTAATTAATGTGCTGATAGTTATTCTTATGTGCATGAACTTGTATAATAAATATAAAATTATTACGGGGGTGGCTGCCGGCGGCGATGGAATAACCGATATAACAAAAACAGACCAAACGATGAGGTCTCGCATGGCTGCGTTAAATAATAATGGGCCTTATAGTATGCCGGTTATGAATGAATCGAAAGTAAATCAGCGGATGCGCGATCTAAATGCTACAATATTACAGAATAATATAATACCACCCTCTCCATCTGTTATGGAAAATATTGCGACCGATGCTGCAAAAAATATTACTACCGATGTTGCGGAGAAAGGTGATGATGATGCGAAGAAAGGTGATAATTCTGCGAAGAAAGATACTACTGTTCCGATCCCTACTAATGTCGCAGGTGATGTTAATGCTTCTACGAATGCCGCCGGTGGTGCAGCTAAATCGTCAGAGGTTCCTTAACCATATTCGAAGGAGTTTAATATAAAACAACATAAAATAATATATTGTTTTACATTTAAGATGGCCAAATCTAAGAATAAACATAATCATCTACCATTTGTCTCTGTATGCACACCCACATTCAATCGTAGACCGTTCATTGAAATGATGTTTCGGTGTTTTCGAAACCAAACATATCCAAGAAGTCGAATGGAATGGATAATCGTTGACGACGGCACTGATAAAATCCAAGATTTGGTGAACGCTTCGGATATTCCACAAATTAAATATTTCGCAGTCGATCAAAAAATGACCTTGGGTGCGAAGCGCAATTTCATGCACTCAAAGACGGTCGGCGATATTATTGTATATATGGACGACGATGATTATTATCCCCCCGAACGCGTTGAACATGCTGTCGAAGCGCTTACATTAAATACGGTAGCGATGTGCGCGGGAGCGAGTGAAATATACGTGTATTTTAAACATATTCAAAAAATGTATCAAAGTGGAC